GGCGGAGAGCTGGACTAAAGGTCGACATCAAGCAGGGACGAAATACCCGGCCAGTCAACCATGGTTGTTAAACCATCCGCACCCCTCATAATGTCAAGAAGTTCTTCTTCCAAAACACCGGGGTGACAGTCGTAACGATCCATGAAAAAGTCAATGGTATCGTCGGTCATCAAATGCCGACTGGTGATCATACTTTTGTACACCTCCCTACCATCGGTAAACCTCTTAGCTGCAAAAGATTTACATAAACCCAAATAAGCTCCTACGTAAGTTCTGAGAACAGGAACAAAACCGTACTGAAGCTTGGCTCCGAGGAGCATACCTTTGGTCTGGCCCGCATCTAGCTTGTTCAGGCTCCAACCCATCTTGACTAGTTGACGGCCGGGTTTTGCACCCAACACGTAACCACCCAACACGGGCCAGAACAAAGAAGAACAATACTCGGCTTGAGCCCAGGACTGATGGACCTTGACTTTAACATCAAAACCCAAAGCCTTATTATACTCGACCATGGTTTTCTTCATGTAAGCTATATTAGAATTGGTAAACTGTGAGACTTGGCCACGAATGACTAAAAGTGAATCGTCGCCATGGACCAAAACCTTATAACGGCCAGCGAGCCCCTGCTTGTTCAAAAAAGCAGAAACCTTTAAGCCATTCCAAAGCGAATTACCACAGGAGGTGTCAGGCTGGCCGGAGCCAACGGTGTAATCAACAGAGTACTTAACACCCTTGGCTCCATAGCCAACCTTCTTCCTCTGGCCCTCGTACGCCTCATTAGCCATAGGCCAATCACTAAACCCAAAAGCCTCATAAAAAGCGAGTTTAACATCATAGGAATTTTTGCCCATATGGGCATCATACCTACTTTCATCGATCTCGAGGATGGTGACGGGTTCATCCCCAAATTGGGCCCGCCACGCACCGATTTCCTCCCCATTCATACCGGACGTGTAACAGATATGAGAATCTGAATTCCATACTTTACACAGCCGCTTGCTAAACTGGTAAAAGAATGGACCTGTTACAACGTTAGCCGCGGTTGAGGGACTCTGGATAGCTCTAGGGTCAAAATCCTGAAACTCAGGACCCCCTTTGAGCGTGAGTTCACGCTTGACAAACATGTCAAACACGAAATCTCTCTTCTCCAAATGGCCCCTATCCATAACCTCACGCCAAACTTTCCTCTGAGTATTGGCGCGAGCCGGGGGAAATCGCATATTCCAGAGGGTGAAGTACTTCTCGACATCCTCTGGAGTTATATCCTCGACTTTGTTAAAGCGATCAATCCAGTGTGAAACCTCCTGCAATACGTCATCCATAGGGTCGTGGACATGAGCGGTTCCTAAATAAGGGCACGCGACAGTGCCAACGACAAGCTTCATGGTACCTGGGACGGGGGTGTCCATGAGAGCTCTGTTGTTAACAGCTAACACCTCATTGTTGGGAGAGGAGTACGGAACGACAGGGATGTAATTGCTAAAGGTAACCGCCACCGGATAGAGCTGACTCTTGTCATCAATAGGGTCCCTGTTCACGTTGGAAATGCGCGAACCAGGACGACGTTTGACAAGGGGTTTGCCACATTCGACGCCGAACCAAGCAGCTTTGGCGGCGTCGAAAGGTTGCGAAGGTACACTACAACGACTCTCTGCATAAGCAATAGTAGTAGCGTTCACAACCTCGTCATCTTCCACATGTCCTGCACAACAAACTATATTCTCAAGAGAGAGAACACTGACCAAGTGTTTATAGGCTTTTTGCCACCTGGGACGGAGAAAGAACTAAAAGCTCCTATCTCATCATTCAAGTGGCAAACAAAAGCCAAAGCCACGCCATAGGTCAAGCAAGACGATTGAATTTGCGGGGGCATCTTAAGACGCCTAGTGACATTCCTCATGACTGCAACAGCCTTACGAAGGGCCGCTTTGTCACGGGGAGCACCTACAAGTTCATTAGCAACTGTAGTTACAACGTGCTTGGGAACCATCACCATCCTAGAAGAACTTTGACGGAGCCAAACGTGCCCACAGATACTATACATCTCGCAATCGTGAACCTTGAGAAATTCCATCATCGGACGGAACTCAGCAGAATCGCCGTAACTAAGTACACCATCAATTTGGCCATAATGGTCTTTATGATGGATTGACTCAATCAACGACATAGGAGGAGTAACCACAGTCTCCAAGCCGACCTTTGCAGGTGCGAACTTGAAGAGCCAGGTATCACCTTTCTGCTTACCTTCCCAAGCCATAGCCTTGCCTCCAGAAGAGTAATAACCAGATTTCAACCAGAAACAAGCGTTGTGCTGATAAGGACGAGAATTCCCAGAAACCTGCATCGTGACCCAAACTTCGGACCCCTTAGCATAGCACTGGTATGTAGACTCAAAGCCCACCTCCGAATTGCCATGATATTGGCCGTAAAGGTCATCGAAAACGTGCACCGCTGCATAAAGTCTCTTAGCATTAGCTTTATGAACATGCTCCAAAACC